TGTTCCCCTCGCTGCGGAAGATGGTTTTATCCCTCGTTTCCCCAACGACACTCGGTTTCAGCAAGAGCTGGTAGCACGAAATAATATGCCCTCAGAGGACGTAGAGTTTGAAGCTATGGTCGGATTTGATTCCCCCCAAAGCGACGATAGTACCTACGGCCCCGCAGGGTTAGAAGAACGTAGGCGCATTGCGGAGCAACAAAACCTAGCGCGCTTGGCGGAAGCGGCGGGTATAGACGCCCGAGCTGACCGCATGATGGAAGTAAATAAGATTCCTGAGCGTGGTATAGGTGCGCTGATCGAAGGGCCGGGAGGCCCGGTTACTGACGGCGCTATGTTAAGTAGCGAAGCCAACGCTGCAATTAACGCAGTGCAGGAGGCAGACAGACGTAAACAGGAGGCAGACAGACGTAGAGCCGAAACCCAGAACATGCGTAATACAGCCGCATCTATAGCGAGTCTGGAAGGTTCTCAGGTTGCCCCCGAGAGTGGTATAACCACTATGCAAAACATAATGGATGCTCGTTCTGTTGCTGATAACCAAGGCGGTCCTATGGGTGAGGCGGCGTCTGTGCTGGCGGGGATGACTACTAATAAACCCGAGAGTAATTTAGCGTCGGCAGAGGCAATCAGAGATAATGTTGATCTTGCTTACGGCGGGAGCGGAGATTTATACAAAAGAGGCCTTGCAGGACAAATGTCCACTGTTAAGTCGCTGGGCAACGGTGAGATTCTCGCTATAGCTGGAGACCCGAATAGCAGTTTATACGGCGCAGCTCTTGAGGAGATGGGTAGAAGGGGTCTAGATTTTGGTGAGAAACCAATAATAGCCGCACAAGCAAACAGTAGGGAAGCTGCAAGTAAGTTGTTCGCAGCGCAAGAACAACTAAGAGCCGCCACTACATTGCAAGATAAACTCGCGGCTGAAGCAGCTATAGCAGATGCGGAGGCAGGGGTCGCAGAAGCCACATCGAACCGAAATAATGTACCTAAGAGTGTCCTTGAAACGACTGTAGGTGACGGCAGGCCTTCCGTAATTCCTTCAAATACTACCGGCTTGGCCTCTTACGTAGCTCCCGAAGGTTCAGCTTCTAGCGGCACAGACGCGGCTTTTCTATCTCCTAAGACAACTCCGGTTGCCGCAGCCGATAAGACAACTCCGGTTATTCCGGCTGATAAACCCGGCGGTGGTACAACGAGTTCTGGTTCGGGCCAAGGGCGCATTGCTGATTTGATCGCATCTCGTAAAAAAGAAGCTGACCAGAATAAGTGGTTGGCACTGGCTCAAGCTGGTATGAGCTTAATGAGTACCGGAGACTTCGGAAAAGCGGGCCAAGAAGGTCTAGCTGCCCTGATGGCGCAGCGGGAGTCGATGAATAAATTCGATACTGACATGATAAAGCTAGAGTCTGACCTCGTATTGAACAACGCCCGCCTTGCAGCGGCACGTAGAAGCGGTGTGACGGCACCTAAAGCGGTCCCTGCAGCATATCTTACTGATTTGCGGAAGCAGATGGAGGCCAAACAAGAACAGTTGGCAAGCCTCAGACCTCCAGAAGAGGCTGGTGTATTCAGCAAGGCGAAAGACCCCGATGCTGCTCTGCGTACACAGCTTGAAAAGGAGTTGCAGTCCATTCAAGGTCAGATAAACTTCATGTATAGTAGCCGAGGCCTGCCTACAGTTTCTGGTGACGGTAGGACAATAGTCTAGTTTAAAATAAGGTGATTTATGGGCGTTTATCAATACGACGATCCTCAAACTGGTAAGGGTTATGACCTAAATATCGTCGGTAACGCTCCAACAGAGGAAGAGTTTGCCAGACTAGCTAACCAGCTTCGGCAGGATAGAAGCGCGTTCCTTAAAGACTACGAAGAGCGGTACGGTACCGAGATAGAATTTGAAGACGGTACTGCCCTTGGTCGTGGCTACGAACGCGGTAAGAAGCAAGTTAAGCAGGCGTTCGGCGAGACGATTGGCACAGCTGGCGAAGCATCTGGGCTTGGGTTCCTTGAGAAATACGGCACAGGTCTAGAAGAACGTGCCCGTCAAGAGTTGGGCGAGCTTAGTCTCGTACAGCCGGAACGCATGCAGTCTACCGACGTAGAGGGTTTTGGTACGGGAGCAACATACCTCGGAGAACTCGCTGGCGAACAAGCTACGCAGTTGGGCCTTGGTTTAGGCGCTGCCATAGCTGCGCCCATCGTATTTGGTGCTACTGGTGTAGCCGCTCCGCTTGTTATCGGCGCAGGCGCTGCCGCTCTTATTACAGCGCCGATTCTGTTCGGAAACAACGTACAACGCCAAGAAGACGAAGTTGCTGCAGGTACAAAAGACAAAGTTGACTTAGGCGATGCACTCACCGCTACATTCGGCCAAGCTACCCTTGAAGGTTTATCTGACAGACTACTGTTAGGTTTAGGTAAGCCCCTTTTAGGTGTGGGTAAAGCTGGGTGGAAAGGTCTGCTTTTACGGACTACAAACCGCGCCGGTACAGGTGCCGCTACTGAAAGTTTAACTGAGGTCGGCCAACAGATGATGGAGCGGGCGCAAGCTGGCTTACCTATTGACAGTGAAGAAGCTATCGCTGAGTACCGTGAAGCTGCCATTGCAGGCGGTCTAATCGGGGGTGGTACGAGGGCTACAATCGGTGCGTTTGGCGAGCGTGGGGATGAACCTGTTGTTATACCGAAAAACAAGACGGACGCGGAACAAGAAGCAGCTGAGACACTACTGCTTGGGGTTGAACCGACACTAGCTATAACTGCGCCGGGCACCTCCGAAGCTGGGACTGGAGCGTATACTCCAGACACTATTGTTACACCTATACAAGAAGGACAACAGCGCACGGGGGCAGGTACAAATGTGCCAAGTTTGGACGCAAGTGCCGTTGCAGTAGCCAATAATTTAGCTGGAGACCGTCAACTTTTGGACGCCGCCAAAGCCATCGAGGCTGCGGGTAAAGCTACTGTGCCGGTACTCAGAGAAAGTTTAGGCCTCAGTCAGTCAGCTGCTATAGGTTTAATGCGAAAACTTGAGGCCGCAGGGGTGGTTTCTAAATACACTGCGGGTAAACCCCGCAGCCTTACGCTACCGTTTGAAGTCGCTGCTGTACCAAATATTGCTACAGTTACGCTGCCAGATGCAGGAGGCGCAAATGCGGGATTGGGAAGAAAATCTACAAATATCGATGCCGGACTTGGAGATGGCGTTTCAAGTAGTGGACAGAGCTTGGAGCAACTCAAACGAGGAGATGGCGCACGTGGAAATACCACCGACGCTGCACCACCTGTCACGGGACCAGTGGGAGATAATCTGCGAAATGTTAGCGGAGATGCAGTATCAGCTGAACTGGGCGCAGGTACACTAAAAGCGCGCGCCGCTCAAGTTTTGCAGAACGCTAGGAAGCAGCAGCAAAAAGGCTCTATGCAACTTGTGTCTAAAACAGGCGCAAAATCCCTTGTGGATGCAGGGCTACTGCAAGAAGAAGACACTTTAGCCAACCCAATACTACTTGCTAAAGTTACTGCTTTGTTAGCAGAAGGCCCAGAAACTGTTCTAAATCGTGTGGGCGCAGGTACACTAGAAACAGAAGTATCCCCAAAGGACGTTGCAGACCTTACGGAAGAAGTCGATGCAATCGTCACCGAGCCAATTGTTGCCTCGAGTGGGCAAAAAGATTCCCCAGAAGCAGCGGCAGAAAGGCAGCGTATCGCAGCTGACCCAGAAGCGTACGCAGAGAAAGTGCGGCAGGCAAAAGAGGCTTCAGGTTACAACGTACCTGCAGAAGTGCTTGTGGACTCGGACGAGATAGCTGCCCGCAAAGCTACGTTAGCTGAGGGCGCAGCTGCCCCAGTGCAAGTCAGTCCCAACGCAGGGCTTGGCGGCGCTATGTTAGGTACGGCAGGGCAGAATATACCCAAGGGGATACGGGTTCCTAACGTGGCACCACAAATCGGTGCGTCTATACCACAGCGTGAGTTGCAAGCTGTCGCTGCCGCTCGTGATGCAGCGGCGCAAGCTGAATTAGATAGAAGATTTGAATTTGATCGTAATAAAAAAGTAAAAGCATACCACGACACTCAGGTGGACGTGACCCAGCCAGAAGTCACTACCCATACCGACAAAGAAGGTATTCTGGATATTCTCAGAGACCGGAAAGCAGGCGAACCAGCTTTAACCGCCCGTGAAAGCGCAGCAAAAATATTTTTCTCGCGGTTCCGTAGACCTGTAGACGCCCTCGATGAAATGGGCGCAGCGTCTACAGGAATCGGCTTTACTCAAACTGTAGCGAAAAACTACGTTTCAGTGCAAACCCCTAACGGTAGGGTACCCCAACTTCCTATGTATACGGGCCAGACAAGAAGCACGGCAGTGGAAGCCCGGAAGTGGGTGCTTGAAAACCTGTCTCCCGCCGCTATGGCTGTTACACGCGACGCAGCTGTATTGGCGCGTAGGGGCACCTATAAATACGTACCCACGACTGCGGATATAAATGCGAAACGTAAAGAAAATAACGAAAAGCGTCGCTACGACTACGAAGTCAAGAAGGACGCCGCAGCGTATGCCAAGTCTTTGGAGTCTGGTAAGATAGACGCCCCTAAAAAAGCAGGTGATTCCGGCTTGGTCCAAGCTCTTCGCCAAAAAGATTTTGAAGCCTACGAGTTGTCTTTGTTATCAGAGAAAAGCGATGCGCGTATAACGCTGGCACCTGCACCACCATGGGCAAAAGTCAACGAAGCAATGCTGCTGATTGACCCTGTGCATGGGCTAAACCAAGCGCTCCTGCCAAGTATCCGTAACGCGCTGCAACGAGGTGACTTGGCGTTTGCCTTGAATGCGATTGCTAGTACCAACCCAATAACCCGTATTCGCCAGATAGCGGCTAACCTAGCCGAGGTTGTAGGCACTACAAAAGTAGAAGTAGTTGACGACCTGTCTCAGGTAGTAGGGCGCAGAGCTGCTGGTATGTTTGACCCCGAGACAAACACCATATACATCGACGCATCCAGAGGCATGAACGTGCATACTGTTCTGCACGAGATGACCCACGCAGGTACTTCGGCGTCTTTAGAAAATCTATCTTTGCCAGAGACCAAGCAGTTGCAGCGCTTGCTTGAAGCGGCACGCGAACAGTTGGGTGACGTGCGCGGCACGAAAGACATGAATGAGTTCTTGAGTGAAGCCTTCAGTAACCCTGACTTCCAAACTGCGCTGGCCTTGATGAAGGTAGATAACTTTTTGGCGTCCGGCTGGAAGAAGTTCACAAACGCTGTGCGCAACATCTTGCGCAAACTTATGGGTATGGAATCAAAACGCCCTGAATCCCCATTGGACGAAGTAGACCGCATTATCCTCGGCATGCTGACACCTTCTCCAGAAACACGTTCAGCCCCCCAAATGATGCTGGATTCAACTACAGTCGAAGGCAATGTCAGATTAGCGCAAGACGCAATCGACGCTGTGCCGACAAGAACGCGGGACGAGTACGTGCAGTTTGCAGGGGACATATTGTACGACGTAAGCGAGCCTGCCGCACGGGGCATAAAGAATATCATCCTTGGCTCCCTAGACTCACGCATCCTTACGGATATCGCCAAAAAGAAGATACCGTTTGCACCAGAGCTAAACATCTTAATCCGTAAAATGAGCGGCGCTATGCGAGATCGTTCGGATAAACTAGATGCGATGACTGGGAACTACAGCAGGTGGGCACGTAAAAAAGAGAATAAGGCTGCGGTTAAAATTCTCAACAATATTATACCGAAATCTACACATCTGCGTGTAGACCCCTCGATGCCCCGTGAATTTTACAGTACCTATAAAGCGGCGTATAGTAATGTGGTCACAAATAAGGCTGTTATCAAAGAGTTTCCGACTGATAAAGCACGCAAAGTGTGGATGGATAAGTTCAACAAAGGACTAGACAGCAGTAAGGCCACCAAGGCCAAACCGATGAAAAACCCTGAGCCAAATGATCTGGTAGCTTACGACGCTCTGAACGCGCAGTACCGGGCCATGGGTTCAGAAGGTCAGGCGTTTTACCGCCAGATGCGCAACTTCTTCCAAGACACGTACGACGAAATTATCCCTGCGCTACGCGCTCGTCTAGAAGCTACTATCCCAGACGCGGTAGTACGGGCCACAGCTTTTGAGAAGCTGCAAGACATATTGCTAGAACAAAGCGGTATTATTCGCCCCTACTTCCCATTGATGCGTAAGGGTAAGCACCGCCTGCAGTACTACTTGGAGGACGCGAATGGGCAGGAAGAAGTAGTCGTGCAGTATTTTAAGAGCCGTAGAAACCTCGACCGTGCGTTTAAACTTGCGGTACCATTGGTTGAAAACAATAGAGACCCCGCAAACCGGGTACCAGAATACACTCGCGCTGACCAACCAATGAGCTTTAAGAACGTGCCTAGTTCTTCGTTTGTGTTCGATATTCTAAAGAGTATGGAGGCTTCTAAGGACAGCTTCAGGGATAAAAACGGTAACCTCGATAACAAAGCGTACGAAGCGACGATTCAAGGTGTTGTGGACCTCGCGCTTGATGCCATGCCGGAGCGTTCGTTTATGCAGGGGTTTCGGCAGCGTGGGGATGGGAGTTCTTCCGCCGTTCGCGGGTATATCGGGGACATGACGCCTACGAATACAGGGGACCAAGATTTTAACGCCCTGAACATGATGCAAGAAAAAGGCCGTGACCTAAACCGCCAGCTTGTCCAGATACAAGCCGCTGCGGAGTTAGAGAAATTCCGCAGGAAGCTCAAAGATGGTAACTACCTCAAAAATCCAGAGACTGCGGATATCGCTCGGAAGCTAGACCAGCAAGCAGCGTTTGCCCAAAGCCCCAACGTACCTCGCTGGTCGCAAGTGGCTAACGGTGTCGGCTTCAACATGACCATGGGTCTGAACTTCTCGTCTGCAGCGCTTACTTTTTTCGACGTAGGTATGAGTTCTATGCCGGTAATAGCTGCAGAGTACGGGGCAGTAAATACCGCCAGAGCTTACGGCACAGCTACTAGACTACTTGCAAACGCCCCGAAAACGCGCGGTGTTATGGTAACCGGCTCAGATGGCTCACCTGTAGAGCAAGAAGTAAAGATGGGTATCGCTGGCGGTTCTATCTTCAACTACACGAAGGATACCCTGCCCCCGGAACAACAGGCGGATCGTTTAGATATCGCGCTCGACTTGGCTAGAGAACAAGGGCAAGTTAACCAATCTTTGACGCAGGAAAGTCTTGAGATAGGCCGCGATGCTCCTTTGGAGGGCGTCAATAAATGGACCAGCGCAATGTTCCACCACGCAGAGCGCGTTGGGAGAGAAACAACCTTTGTCTCAAGCTACACGCTAGAATCAAAGAAGCTACAGGCGAAGGCAGCGGCGGAAGGTAGGCAGGTTTCGGATCAGGATTACAGAGACGCCGCACAGAAAGCTATTGAGACAACTGAGTTTACGCTTGGTTCAACTGCAGCGGCGGGTCGTCCAACTTGGGCATATAGCGGTGCGGGTAACATCCTATTCTTATTTAAACGGTTTGCTATCGCCAAGTACTACATGATGTATAAGTTGGGCCACGACTCCATTGGTTCGACGAAGATCGACAAGATCATGCAAGAGCAAGGCGTGACCCAAGAGGAAGCCCAGCAGATGGCTGACGACCGCAAGCTCGCACGTGTAGGGCTACGTAACTTCCTTATATCCACAGGACTTATGGCGGGTGTAGGCGGTATGCCAATGATGGGCACGTTCGGTGTTATCTACAATATGTTCGCAGACGACGACGAGGATGATTGGGAAGCAGCGAACAGAAAGTTCTTTGGGGAAGGTATGTACGGCGGGTTAGCCAACCAGCTACTCGGTGTAGATGCCGCAAGTCGTATCTCATTGCACAGCTTACTGTACCGCCCCCCGTTTATCGAGAAAGACCAAAGCCCGTTGTGGACTTTTGCGGAGCAGGTGGGTGGCCCAGTTCTAGGTCTTTCGCTTAATACTATTCGTGGCGGCGGGGAAATATGGGAAAGTCTGGCCTCGGGCAACATGCAAACATTGCGTCGCGGTTTCGAAACAATAGCACCTTCGGCTATCCGAAACCTATCTCAAGGAGAGCGGTTCTACCGTGAAGGTACTAACACGCGCCGGGGTGACCCGATTACAGAGCAGATCAGCCTTTACAGCGCCGTTATGAAGGCGGCGGGTTGGTCGCCAGAAGCATACGCTCGGGAGCTTGCTTATAACAGAAACGCTATGCGCCGTAACAAAGCGGTAGAAGAACCACGTGGGAAGCTCCTACGCCGACTCAACATGGCTCGTCGCTCGGGAGACAGAGACGAAGTACAGAAGGTCTTGGAGATGGTGAAAGAGTTTAACACAGGGTTACCTGAAGGTGCGGAGTACCGTAAGATTACACAGAAATCGCAGGACAGTTCTTACGACACGTTTATACGCAACGATGGCAAAATCCGGGGCGGTGCGATGCACACTGAATTTATGGACACAGTTCGTGAAGGTTACGACAGAGGCTTCCAAGGCATGTAACAAAAAAAGCCCCCACTACATGTGGGGGCCAGTGGCAGGCGGAGAACAACATTTAGCAATGTCGTACTCTTGTTTTATTACACAGTGCGCCAAGCCCGTAAACCCAATTTGCCACCCTCTACGCATACTTGGACATCAAACTCCCAAGATTTGCGCTTTGCGAGGCTTTTAAGCTGCTCTTTACCTTTCTCGGTATTGACGCAGGGGACGAATATAGATGCCGCAACGCCCATATCCTCCCAGTTTACAGTGATCCGCAGCCCGTCAGGGTTTAGATCATTTATCTTCAAGACCTTCTGGTCCATCGCTATCCCCTTCCATTTCAGAGAACTTCATCTCCAGCACCGACTCAGGGGGCAGGTTGAAGTCAGTACCCTTAGTAAGACGTTTCTTTACGCGCTTGGCACCTAGCTTGGATTTCAACTCGTCTACTACGCTTTGGTAGTTAATCTGCTGGTCAACGCACCACTCTTTGAACGGTTTAATCCGCAGGAACAGCATCTTGGTATCAGGCTCATAACGTGCAACCAGATGGCCGCGTGGCGATGCGCCGATAGGAACGAGTTGGTCTAGCCCGTTTTCGTTCTTGCCGCGTAAGTCTTCAGTGCTCTCGATCTTGAGCATGTTGTTGTAGTTTTCTGACAAGTAGTTGTTGAGCGTCTGGGTTACAGATGCGCCTACGTCGTTGACGTAGCTATTCCGCGAGATCAATTCACCCACGACCCACTTGTATACCGCACCAACATCGTAATTCACGAGGCCCAGCTTTTTAGCTATCATCAAGCCTGATATAATTACCGCATTGCCGTTAGACCAGAAACGGTTCTCTGGTCCTAGTCCAGCCGCTTTGTCTAGACGTACACGTACAGACTCTACTATTTGGCGCACTTCATCCTTATTGTTTATGACCCACTGAATGTACTCCTGCCCTAGATGGCCGTAGTTCGAATTAAAGTCATGTATAAGGTTAGCCGTGGCAGTGTTGTCGCCCTTAGTGGAGATCATCTTCTTCACGCGAACCTCGAACATCCGTAGCATCTCTGCTTTCGGCGATGCTTTGTGACGACCCAATATCTCCCATGCGCTTGTATTACCCGAACTCAATGCAAGAAGGTGCCAAGGTTTACCCCGAGCGCGTTCTACATTGCCGTTACCCGACATGCGGTTTTTCTGCCGCCCACCGGACACCTGATAAACATAGTCGGACATTTGAGCGCCGTTTACGTTCGTCATCTCGTCCGACACGAGCGGAATGTTGTGCATGACCTCGCCACGCAGCATCCGAGCGTTGTGTGTGTCCTCGGGTTTGTTCATTAGCTCGTCAGGGCTACCCCAGATACCAAGCGCTGCCATCTGTGCAGTGGTCTTACCTACGCCCGAACCGCCATACAGGTGGATGGACATACTGTTGAGACCCGTGACTGCCATTAGCGGAGAGCCGAAACCGACGCCGACTACGTACTGGTGTAGCTCGTAGTGTGGCTTGTTGTAGAATTCTAGCAGTTCTAGGTTCTTCTCACGTGTACCTTTAGCTTCGAACGCACCTATCAAACTTGCCGTTGCAGTTGAAGGGGGATTGAAATCGACCCCTGTTGCAGTGACCAACTTGTCACCTAACACAAACGCATCCATGTTATCGTCAGCCCAGCCGAACTGTCTGTGTGCTTCGTCGGCTACCGTCGTACGCTGTAGCTCGTCCACCCATTTTGTTGTATATGCCATTAGTTTATCCATGCCCTTTCCAAATGCGGTTACGCCTTCTTTAGCCATGCACTTACGGAACTCCTCACGTGAAGTTATACTTGTAAGGGGCACGTTAAATTGGCGCACACCGTCTCGCGGTAGATGTAGGCGAAACACCAATGTCTCGCCCAGTTCGATGTCGTGTAAACGTCTCGTAATGTAGATGTCGTGGTGGTAGATAAGGTCTTCTTCAACGTCCCCGTCAGCATTGCTGCTACGCGTCCACACACCCCCAGCCGCACCACGGAAGTAGGGGGAAGGAAATTCTGGTATAGCGAAATCTTCGGACTTCTTTACGCCAGCTTTGAGGATGGGTGCAGTCACCGTCACCTCGCCTTCGGATTGCCGAATACGCTTACCCAGTACGATAGGCGATTTGATCTCGCCCCACAGTGGGCAGTCTCGGCACGTGCCTTCGTTCAACTCGTCGAAACGTGCGCAGGTGTACGGACCTTTGATCTCGTCCATCTTCTTGCGCATAGCTGCTTCGTTGTAATTAGGGTGTTTGCTGGATATCTTAGTCGCGGCTATGTCCCCGTCGCTGCAGAACTTAACAATCGACAGCCCAGCCCTCCATAAAGGTTCGCTAACCTCTGACTGGTTCATCGCAATATACTTTAACTGCTCACACCCACGGCCCTCGACGGTTTTCTTCATAATCGTTTTGAAAACATTCTCGGAGTTGTCTACGTACGCGTCGTACAGTGCGTCGTTACCGAGGTCGATGTTGAGAACTGGCTTCGCTAGGACGCCCAGCTTGGACGTAAACTCGTCCAGCACTACAGGCTCGGGCATAGAAACACCGAAGAACTCTACGGGTAGGGGTGGGTCGCTCTTATAGTTGTAGGTTCCGGGGATGCGTAGGATTTGCGCAAGGTTAGCCGTGACTACAGGGTCAGCGAGAAGGCCGTTATCCACACATGCTTGCTTGAGCCGTTGGGCTTCTATCACCCACTGCCCCGCCGAAACTGCTTCGGTAAGGGGCCAGTATACATGTACCCCGTTGCCACTGTTGACCATCATAGGTTTAGGTAGGGAGAGCTTCTTGCAGAAAGCACGTAGGGCGTCGACCGCCGCCTTCTGCGAAGGGTACTCTTTCAACGGGCCACAATCCAAGTCGAGGAAGAGAGACTTCATCTCGCGGACGTTTATAGCCTTGCGGTTGCTTGCCTCGTTGTATGTCCCCAATGCGAAATACGCGTGGAGGCCCCGTGCGCTGAACTCTTGCCCTGCGCGCTCGGCGTCCTCAATAGTATCGTAAAACTTCTGTATACGGGTGTCGCCGTTCGCGGCGAATATGCAGTAGTGACCGTTGTCACTTAATAGTACCCGTAAAAAATCTAGACTGTTCATTGCTGCTGCTCCAAAAGTTTATCGTGGCGGGTTCTTGAAAGGGTAACAAACCCGCCACGACGTCCTATCGTTTAGACTAAGTGAGTGACCCCTCAATCATCCCAGTCGTCTACGATAGATGCTAGATCAGCCTCGTCGGAGGAAGGAGCAGCGACCTCTTTCTTTTTGGCGACCTTCTTCGGCTCGGGCACAGCGTTGAGATCAATCTCGTCATCTGCAACCTTACCGTCATCACGCTTGCCGGAAACCTTATCGGTTTGGGACACGGTCAGCGTAATTGCTTTGATAGCGTCGTCGCTATCTTTCATTGACACAGCCTGCTGTAGTTCTTCTTCAGTCAACGGACGTGCTGGCTTGAAGAACAGCTTTGGTGTGTCACTGTTTTCGTCAAAGTACATCTGCGTTACCACAGCAATAGATGGCGTTTTGTGAGCGCGTAGGTACTTGGCGTACGCCTGCATGCCCATCTTGCCATCCTTAGCTTCGCCGAAGATTGACGTAGCTGGAAGCTGCAGTTGGTAAACAGTGTCGAGCTTACCCTCTAACATAACCGCGATGCGCTGATTGAAGCGACATGCACGGCTTTCGCCTTGACCAGAACCTTTGATGTTCTGTGGGCAGTCCATGCAACGGGCCGCTTGACGTGTTTCTGCAGGTACTTCTTTTGCAGGAACCTGTGTGTCTACGGACCAGCAGGAAGGAGCCGTAGGGTTATCTGGGCTGTACACACCTTCATAGAACGTACGAGACAGCTTCGCAGCGTTGATAACAACTACGTTCAACAGGCCATCGCTTTTCACGTTGACTTGCTCACCGCTAACCATCTCACGGAAACGTCCACCACGTAGACTGATACGGTTCGAACCGCCGCCACCGCCACCGCCAGCAAGATTATCATCTGCTTCTTGTAACGACTTAAACAGGTCGCTGCTCACGAGGGAATTGCCACCCTCAAACAATGCTATGTCTGACATATTATTCTCCATCTTTTTTTGTTGTTGTCGAGGCACTAACTTGCGCCTCTTTCGGTGTAGCAGTCAAGGCTGCTTCAACATCGTCTATCCGAAACCGGTAGATTTCGCCGATTCCGATATACGCATGGGCGGGAAGATGCCCAGAGTTCATCCATTTACGAATGGTAGACACAGACACTTTAAAGTAATCTGCTACCTGATTAATATTTACGTATGGCGTTTCAACTTCGCTCATTTTTTCCTCACAGAGATTGTGTACTCCGAATCCACATTGAGGCCTGCAGGTAGTAAGTCAGGGTTTTCCTCAAGGAATTGGCGCACATGGGTTTGGTTTAAGCGCTTCTCGAAGAACTCAGGGAGATCATGTTCCATGATAAACTTGTGCATGGATTCCCAGTCGCTAGTCCAGTAACGCTGCTTGACGGTACGGTAGAAGAGGCCCGATGCAGTGCGAACACTATCGACTCCATGCTCCTTGCAGTATCCCAGTAAAGCAGACTTTACCTTATCCTGCTTTTCACGAAGCTGGCCCTCTTCTTCTTTATACTTGGCGGTTATTTCCGCGCGCTTGTCGCGTATCTTTGCGTACGTCTTGACGAGCTTATCTACTGACACAGTCATTTGAGTTCTCCGTTTTCTCGTTGTGTCACCGTTATATGGTACCGTATGGTAGTTAGTCAAGCATTTCTTTGTATAAATCTATCATAGCTGTGTGTATGTTGATCCGCTCGTCCAGCAGACGGTAAATACGTTTTTCTGCAGGGGAGCCAGCTATCTGAATTACAGTACATTTATGCTTCTGCCCTGCACGGTGAATACGGGCGTTAGCTTGTAGGTACGTCTCCAGAGAAGAGGTTGGACCCCACCACACAATCGTGTTGGCTGCAGTGAGAGTTACACCGTGCGCAGCAGACTGCGGTTGGATCACTAGCACTCTGGGATCGGCTTCGTTTTGGAACCGTGCAAATATCTCCGTGCGTTTAGCTGCGGGGACGTCTCCTCGTATAACCTCTGCCGTGATGCCATCTTTGCGTAGCTTGTTCGTAAGCATGTCAATCGTGTGGCGGAACGGCACAAACACCAACACTTTCTGGCTGCTCTCGTCGATGGTTTCCTTCAACGCTTGGTAGCGGCTCTTGATGTCAAACTCTATCGCGTCACCGTCGTCGGTGTAGACTGCCCCCGCGCTGATCTGCAGTAGCTTGTTCATGTTGATCGCAGCGTTGGCGGAAGTCACGGACTCACCAGCCACCTGCATTAGCATCTTCTTTCGGAGTGTGTCGTAGTACTTCTTCTGCTGCGCGGTCATTTCGACGAAGCGTTTGGTGTAGACCATATCGGGCAGGTCAAGGCACTCTTCCTTCGTAAACCTAATCGCAGGTTGTAGTACGCGGTGAACCGAATCTTTGGCCGTTTCTTTCGGCTTGTAAGTGAACTGCGTAATCTTGTGCATAACCATATCTCTCCACGCACCGAAGAACCTCGGGACGGAGAGCGGGTTTACTAACTTAGCCAAGCCATACGCATCCACAGGACTTTGTGCAGCGGGTGTACCTGTCATCAGCCACAACCAATCGTCTTCCTTGATTAGTTTACTCAGCGTCTTCCAACGCTTTGTCTGTGCGTTCTTGTAGTGCGTCGCCTCGTCAACAATGAAGCAATCAAACCCACCTGCAGCGATCTCGTCCTTTACGACCTCTACCCCGTCGTAATTAATAATGACGAACTCAGCGCCGCCATTGATAATCTTCTTGCGTTTCTCTTTGCCGCCGTGTGCTACATCCACGCTGCGGTGCATCGCAAAAGAGAACAAGTCGTTTCGCCATGCACTGTCCATGATCGACAATGGGCAAACAACCAACACACGTTTAATTTTTCCTTGGGTCAGCAGGTAGTCTGCCGCCCAGATAGCTGACGCAGTTTTACCTGTACCCTGCTCGTTGAAACAGAAAGACTTCTTGTTCAGCGTCATAAACGATGCTGTATCTTTCTGGTGATTGAACGGCGTGTACTGGCCGGGCCAGTTGTACCGCTTGGTGATCGGTGAGGGTGCGTGTATATTTAACGCCTTTAGGGAAAGAACTTCGTCTATACCCCACTTAACGACAACTT